TCGCGGGGTGTTCAGATTGAAGTTTTTCCCATGCTGTTGTCATTATTTCCCCTCATATTTATTTTTTAAATAATTAATTGAAATTGCCATCTCATCGCAAGCCCCGTCTTTGACCTCATGTAGCATCCAAATTCCGGCCCAACTTCCATTGGTTTGCGCGTTTAAATAACTTTCTTCATGTTGATAAAAGATGCCTGCGAACAGTCCTATCATGTTGTTTCCGTCAGCTTTGCGGCCAAACGCTATGTCTTTATCTTGAACGTGGCCCATCACGGTTGAACAGTGTTTCTTTGTCAGCATGATTCTAGCGCTGTTAACAGGTCTGCCCATAACGCCACTGGTGAAGTAATGGCAATAGGCTATCCCGTTGACCATAACAGGTTTTAAGAATGGGTAAACTTCCCAACCCATCTCTTCAAGTTGCAGATCTTTATAACCCATCATGCCATCCATTTTGGGGTCGTTTTCAATAGCCCTCTCAATCCTTTGCTCATGGTTTCCAAGGGTGAAAATCATCCGTGGTTTCCATTGCTTTTTCTTTCTTTTTTTCAGGCGTTGTTGCTCTTCTTTGATAGGCTGTAAGAATGCTTCCATACCCCTCAGTCCGGCCTGAATATCATCAAAATATCGCCTCCCTTCAAAAGACTTTTTGCCAACGTCATAGCTGGAAAGACTGGGCATATCCCAATGATCTCCAAGATGGATAATAACGTCTGGCTTTTTGTCTTTGGCGTACAGTCCGGCCCATCTTAAATGAGATATGTCGTGATTGGGTTTAACCTGCGTATCTGGAATGATCAGATGTTTCATTGTTTCTCCAAATGAAAAGCCCCTGTTAAGGGGCTAGGTCTTCTAACGCAATAGCTGATAATCCAACAAGTACAACGATAATGCCATAAGTGATCAAGTTTAGCTCCTCCGATTGGGGGCGCATTTTACGATCACTCTTGATCTTGTTGAAATGATTAGTTTTCATAACCAAAATACCAATTTTGCATCAAGGCCAAAAAGCAACATAAATGAACAGCCCTGCAAATAACAATCCAAGCGCAATCTGGTCATGGTAGCTGCGATTATCTCCATGCTTTGCTAATAATTTATCAGCAAATTTGTGAGCATTTTTAATCATTTTTTTCACTTCACGCTTACTGGCCATTAGAATGGCGTATCATCAAAGTCAATTTCAAGTGGCTTTGCTGGGCTGGAAACAACCTGCGCTCCGCGCTCGTCCCAAACAATGTCCACATTCCCCAAGATAGGCAACTTCAAGCCACTTTCCCGCTCTTCTTTAGATATGGCGTGTGCTACCCATCCGTTATGGTTGTACTGGTCTTTCTCATCAAGATCAATCATTGCAGTTAAGTTTAAATAACTACCCTTCTGGCCCTGAAACACACGGCTTAGATCTGCCTTGTCCATGTTGATGCTAAAGTTTGCTCTTATTTTCATGCTATCATCTCGCTTTCAGTTATTATCAAATTGACGGCAGCAAAGACTTCTTCTGCCAATTTTTCTATGAACTCATCATCTCTTTCAACACGAACCAGCAAGTGCTCCATCGTTTCTGAGTAGCTCATAAAATCCCAATGCTCCCTGCCAGTTATCCACATGCATCCTTGAATTTGTTGCTTATACTTATTCAACGCAATATCTGGATTCTCCAAATACTTTTCATGCGTACTATCTGCTGGGCACTTTATCTCAAGTCCAGCACCTTCTATCAAGCCATCTGGGGAACAGCCAAACTCTTCTGAGTCGTGCAAGATAAAGCCTACCTGCTCTACAGTGTTGCCAGTCAAGAACTCATACCAAGAACGTGCCAGCGGCTCCAAAGCACTACCACGCTCCATGTGCTCGTTTATATATACCTCCATCCTTTCTCCCGTTACTCTTTCAGTAACAAGCTCTTGGATATATTTACCAGCAGATTTCGAGGGCTTTCCTGTGGATGTAATCAACCTATGAAACTGGGAAGCTGAAGGACGGCCAAGTCTAGCAGCCCTCCACTCTTCCGTTCCCTGATCATGGCTAAGAATGATCACTTTTTAGCCAGCTTTGCTTCAAGAACAGCTACGGCACGGTCATACCACTGAGCCTTCATCTGGTCTACAGTTGAGCATTGGAAGTGAGTACAGAATTTCTCCACGTCACTGCTAGTAGCCTCAAGCAAAGACTTAATAAACGCTGCCTGATCGTCAGTCACTATTGCCATTGCCTCAGCTTCTGGAAGATCTTCTCCGCCATATATATAGCTGCCCAATCCGTGCATACTGATCGCCTTGACAAGGCATCGCATACGGGCATCTGAAATATCACGGGTAGTTGGGTCAACAATAGACTTGTTTCTATTATCCATGACTGGGAGCCACATTGTCCTAGCCACGCCCTCAACTGTCACGGTTACTTGTACTTCGACTGTCTTATTTTCCAGCCACATTGGGGGGCTAAACTCATACGTTGAGTCAGGATAATGCTCCATAAGAGTTCCCCACGCCCACACCCAAGACAAATAGGAAAGTTGGCCTTTCTTTTCGATATGGTTGGACACGTTGATTGCTGATAACTTTTTCCATGTGCTCATTAGTTAAACCCTCCGGCTGATTGTATCTGCTGTCGAACATACTCGGCGCTGTATCCGTCGTAGTATTGCTCGGTTTCATTCTCTAGTGATGGATAGCCTAAGATGCAATCCAATTCGCCACGGTCAAAATCATTTAATGCATTAATGTCGTTCATTTTTTTCCCCACATTTCTCTGTATCGGTTTAATATTCTTTCAATTTGAATGTTTTTTTCTTTGATGCGTTCCAAATCACGGTCAATTTCCCATTGTTGCATAGGTTGGTAAATAGGCATGTGGCCTCCACGAAACGCATTCCAATCATCGCTAGGCTCGCAATCATCTCCGCTAATTTCTCGGATAAATTTTGAAAAGTAATCGTAGTCGTCAGGTGGGTTAACGCGGTTTTGATCATCTTTGTAGTCGTTGTAGTTCATTGTTTTCTCCTTGGTTGTGCGCCCTATTCTACATGCACGGAAACAATTGTCAAATAAAATATTGCGGAAAGAATATAAATCGCTTAGTATAGAATTGCAAGGCTGAAACTAAGTCTTATATTAACCAAAGGAGCAGTAAATGGACATTAACAAGGCCATAAATAAGTTTTTGTACGACAACAGAATGAATCATGCTGAACTGGCTAGGCGATCAGGCATT